AGTTGACGATTATGAAATAGGAGAAGAAGATATTCATAATCCAATAGGACAATCAGACATCAGTATTGTTCCTGTTATCACTGGTGCTGGTGGAGGAGCAGGAAAATTTCTGCTTGGTGCTGCTTTAGTTGCTGGAGCTTTTCTTGCTCCAGGCTCTACATTAATCTTTGGAAAAGGTTTCGGAGCTTCACTTGCAGGAGCCGGATTTGTCACAAAAGCTGCGGTTGGTATAGGGGGAGCATTGTTATTGAGTGGAGTACAAGATATGTTATTTCCTCTTCCTGATATTCCTGATTTTAGTAATGAACAAGATCCTAGAATATCATTTAGCTTTTCTGGAGTGCAAAATACTAGTCGTGCAGGAACTAGCCACCCAATAGTTTACGGAGAGATTATAACTGGGTCGGTTGTAATTTCAGCAGGAATCGACACTAATCAGGTATCAGCATGACGGATAAAATTATTAGAGGAGCAGGTGGTCCTCCCCCAACACCACCTCCTCCATTTAGAGCACCAGATACACTAAACAGCAGACAGTTTGCATCAATACAGGATCTACTATCTGAAGGAGAGATAGAAGGTTTTGCTACTCCATCAAAAGCAGGGTTAACAAAAGGAACTACAGCTTATAACAATGCTGCATTAAAAGACATATTTTTAAACGATACTCCAATCCTTAATGCAAGTGCCAGTAATACAAATCCACAAACAGCAGATTTTAACTTTCAGAATGTAGGATTTACACCTCGTTTTGGAACGTCAAACCAAACTCATGTTCCAGGTATAGAAGGTAGCCAATCTACATCAAGTGTCGGAATTACAGTTACAAATTCCTCTCCTGTCACTCGTCAAATAACCAATACTGCCGTTGACGCTGTAAAAGTTACAATTACATTTCCGCAGCTACAAAAAGCTACAGATGAAGGTGATTTATTAGGTTCTTCTGTTAATCTCAAGATACAAGTTCAATACAATAGTGGTGGTTTTACAGACGTAATCAATGACACGATTACAGGTAGAACTGCTGATGCGTACCAAAAGGAATATCGTGTTACTTTTACGGGTTCTTTTCCTGTTGATATTAGAGTTGTAAGAGTTACAGCAGATAGTAGTTCGACCCAACTTGTTGATGCTTTTACATGGACAAGTATTAGTGAAATAGTTGATGATAAGCAAACTTATCCCAATAGTGCCTATACAAACCTAAGAATAGATTCTGAACAGTTTAGTTCTATACCAAAGAGAGCTTTTCGTATTCGTGGTGTAAAGGTAAGAATCCCAGGTGCAGGTGCTTCCAGTTCTGGTACTCCCACTGTTGATTTGCAGACAGGAAGAATAATTTATCCAAGTGGTTACATATTTAACGGCACAATGGGTGCTGCTCAATGGTGCTCTTGTCCTGCTTTAATATTGCTTGATCTTCTTACCACTGAAAGATATGGTTTTGGAACGCATATTACAGACAGCAATTTAGATTTATTTAGTTTTATTGCTGCCAGTAAGTATGCTAATGAGTTAGTAGATGATGGCTTTGGAGGACAGGAAGCTAGATTTAGCTGCAATGTAAATATACAGGGATCAACAGAAGCATTTACTTTGATAAATGAATTAGCAGGAGTGATGAGATGTTTTCCTATATGGTCTGAAGGTTCTGTCACTATCTCTCAGGATAGACCTACCGATCCAAGTTATCTGTTTAGCTTGGCGAATGTAGGTGAAGGTGGGTTTAGTTACTCAGGTAGCAGTTTAAAGCAAAGACATACTGTAATAAATGTCAGTTATTTTAATATGGATAGCAGAGAGATAGATTATGAAGTTGTAGAAGATACGTCTGCTCAAACTAAGCTAGGAATAATCAAGAAAGATGTAAAAGCATTTGCCTGTACTTCTCGTGGTCAGGCTCAAAGACTTGGTAAAGCAATTTTATTTAGTGAACAACAGGAAACTGAGGTAGTAAGTTTTACAACATCAATAGATGCTGGAGCGATAGTCAGACCTGGATCTGTTATCTCTGTCAACGATCCAGTAAGAGGTGGGGAGCGTAGAAGTGGTCGTATAAAATCCGCTACAACCACTGCAATAACAGTTGATAATACAAAGGATCTTGATACTTTTACTGGTACGAATAAAAAATGCAGCGTGATATTACCCGATGGATCAGTAGAAACAAAAAATATCCTTAGCGTTACAAGTGGAGTAATCAGTTTAGATTCTGCTCTGTCTGCGACACCAAATGTAAATAGTATCTGGCTCGTTCAAAGTTCGACTTTAGAAGCACAAACTTTTAGAGTTATTACTGTTGAAGAACAAGACGGCATTAACTTTGCGATAACAGCACTTACTTATCTTGATGGAAAATATAACAATATTGAACAAGGTATAAGTTTACCTGCAAGAAATATTTCGTTACTCAATGAGCCGAAAGATCCACCCGCAAACTTACAGGCATCAGAAAGAATTGTTGTTATAAATGCTTTGGCCGTTACAAAATTAATAGTATCTTGGGTTTCTGTTACAGGTGTTAGTCAGTATCTTGTTCAGTATAGATTCAACAATACAAACTGGGTAAGTGAAATTGTATTCAGACCAGACTTTGAGTTATTAAATACTGAAGCTGGAACGTATGAGTTTAGGGTTTTCTCATATAATGCAGCACTTAAATTATCAGCTACATCAAGTGATATAACTTTCAATGCTGTAGGTAAAACAGATCCACCTGGTAATGTACAGAATTTATCTATGGAACCAATTACTAATAAGTTGGTAAGACTAAGATGGACAAAAGCTATAGATCCTGATGTTTTACATGGAGGACGAGTTTATGTAAGGCATAGTAATTTAACAGATGGTAGTGGTACATTTCAAAATTCCGTTGATCTTGTAACTGCGTTAGCTGGTAATACTACAGATGTTGTTGTCCCTTCTTTAGAAGGCGAGTATATTCTTAAGTTTCAAGATGACCAAGGAAATTTTAGTACTGGAGAAACCAGTATAATCCAAGACTTACCTGATCTTATAGATACTCAGGTGATATTACAGGATAGAGAGGATTTAGATAATCCTCCGTTTCAAGGTGCAGATACTAATACAACATTTAATAATTCAACAAGTGCTTTGCAACTTACGAATCCAGCTACAAATGCAACAGGAGAATATGCTTTTAAAGATATTTTAGATTTAGGTGCTGTATTTTCTCTTGACCTAAAAAGAGTTATACGTTCTGTTGGTTTTGTAATAGGAACAGATATAGAAACAATTATCCCAAGTGGATCTCTTTGGGACGATTATGCAACTAATGGTAATTTTGATGGTGCAGCAGCAGATGAAGCAAATTGTCAGATACAAGTAGCCACATCGCAGACAGCATCAGGTAGTTTTGGTGCATTTAATAATTTTGCAAACGGTACATTTAAAGGTCGTAGATTTAAATTTAAACTTATTTTAGAAACAACAAATGTTTCGCAAAATATGAACGTACAGCAAGCAGGTTATACCGCAGAATTTCAATCAAGAACAGAACAAAATTATCAGGTAGGGGGCAGTACATCTACCGCACCACAGCAATCTGGAACATCATCTTCTGGCAAGACAGTGACTTTTGGTACGCCATTCTTTGTTGGTACTTCTTCTTTAGGAGGAACAAACGCTTTTCTTCCTTCTATTGGAATTACAATACAAGATGCTATAGATGGTGATTTCTTTCAAATATCTAATGTAAGTGGAACAGGTTTTACTATTAAAGTTATGAGAAATAACACTAATACTTTTGTAGATAGATCTTTTACTTTTTCGGCTGTAGGATATGGTAAAGGAGTGTAATTAGTAATTTATGGCACAAGTTAGTGATTTTAATGTAGCCAATGCCTCAGGAGCTTCTGTCCGTAGCGACATAAATGCAATACTGGAAGCGATAAAGACTTGTAATAGCGGTGGTTCTGATCCGTCAAATCCAGAACAGTTTATGTTCTATGCAGATACAGCAGATAATAATAATTTAAAAATAAGAAACGCAGCTAATAACGCATTTACAACTATTGGTTCTGTTGATGAGGCAAATTTAGGACTATTGCCAAAAGCAGGTGGCACAATGACAGGCCAGCTTTTAGGAGATGATGGATCGGGTGCTGGTAGTCCTGCTTATGCGTTTGATGGAGATACAGATACAGGAATGTTTAGATCGGGTGCTAACACCATAGGATTTTCAACTGCTGGAACAACAAGGGTTTCTATTAGTGATTCTGGTCTTGATATGACCAATGCCTTGCCTATTAGATTTCAAGATTCAAGCGGTGCTCCCTTTGTTTCTTTAAAATCACCTTCTGCTTTATCTGGGAATGTAGATCTCACTTTACCCTCAAGTATTGTCAGTGGTGGTTTTATGCAGACTGATGGCTCTGGTAACCTATCATTTCAAGTTGTAGCTGGAGTACCAAGCGGGGCAGTATTTTGTATTGCAGTTGCTTCCGTTCCTTCTGGTTATTTAGAATGTAATGGGCAGTCAGTAAGTAGAACAACATTTGCTGCTTTGTTTGCTGTTATTGGAACGCAATATGGTGCAAGCAATAGTTCTACCTTCAAAGTACCTGATTTAAGAGGTGAATTTATAAGAGGTTTTGATAATGGTAGAGGAGTTGACTCAGGAAGAAGTGTCGCTAGTTCTCAAAGTCATCAGCACCCTCAACACAATCACGCTGTTAGTGCTTCCTCAAGTTCAAGTGTTTCTGATCCAGGTCACAAGCACAATCTTCTATTTGCTGGAGGAAGTTTTGGAGGTTCATCTGGTGCTGTCACAGCAAGAGACACAGGAACGATAACAGATAGAATATCAAATTCAAATACAGGTATATCCGTTTCTACTTCCACAAGTATCAGCCAAAGCAATCGAGGTGGAACATCTAATAGTTCTGAAACTAGACCACGCAACATAGCTATGATGTATGTAATAAAAGTTTAATTATGGCAATCGAACCAGGTACTTATAACTTTACCCTTCAAAGAAGGTCAGATCATACCATCCCTTTGGTATTTAAGGATGGTAATAATAATGCTATAAACCTTACAGGTTTTACTGTTGCAGCACAGGTTTGGGAAGAAACACGCACCACAAAATTTGCTGACTTCTCTGTTGCTTATACGGATAGGGTCGCTGGATCGGTAAGTATAACTTTGACAGATGCACAGACAGCAACTTTTACACCAAAAATCTTAAAATATGATGTGTTATTAATTGATGCAGGTGGTAACAGGGAATATTATTTAGAGGGTACAATATTTATGAGTGAAGGTTACACAACTGTATGACTTCTGTAAACATCACCACAGACAAAAATACTGTTACCGTAAATGGTGATACGAATGTTGTAACTGTTGCAACTCCAGGACCGCAAGGACCCTCGTTTGCAACATCAAGCACACCTTTAAATGATTCCAACAAAGTCAACAATTCAATAGTGTATTTTGACTCAACTGCTGGTACATTTAAGGCAGATCAAACACGCACTGTCGAAAATTTAGTAGACGGAGGAAACTTCTAACATGGCAAACACCTTAAGAATTAAAAGATCTACTGGATCGTCAGCACCAACTTCATTAGCTAATGCAGAATTAGCTTTTACTGAAGGAACTGAAACCCTGTTTATTGGTAAAGGTACTGGAGGTGCTGGAGGATCAGCGACCAGTGTTATAAAAATTGGTGGTAAAGGTGGTTTCTTTGACAAAGATACAGTTCAAAATGCTAATAAAGTTTTATCTGGACCTACTACAGGAAGTGATGCTGCTCCTACATTTAGAGCTTTAGTTTCAGATGACATACCTTCTCTCGCTCATACGAAGATTAGTGACTTCGATGCTGGAGTAAGAACAAACACATTGTCTCAGATGGCTGCTCCAACTGGTGCAGTTTCAATGAATTCACAGAAGATTACAGGATTGGCAGATCCTACAGGTGATAATGATGCAGCAAATAAAGGCTATGTAGATGGAGTCGCTCAAGGTTTAGATGTTAAAGATTCCGTGGTCGCCACAACTACTGCGAATGGTACGTTATCTACTGCATTTGCTAATGGTCAGTCAATTGATGGTGTGACTTTACAAACTGGTGATCGAATATTAATTAAAAACCAGACTACAGCTTCACAGAATGGTATCTATAACGTAAATGCTTCTGGAGCACCATCTCGTACCACAGATATGGCTACGGGTGCTAACGCTGCTGGTGCTTTCGTTTTTGTAGAACAGGGAACAGTTAACGCAGAAAATGGATTTACTTGTACTTCTGATACTGGATCTGCTGTTGTTGGAACGAATAACCTAACATTTGCACAGTTCTCAGGTGCAGGACAGGTGATAGCAGGAGATGGCTTAGATAAGTCTGGTAATACTTTATCTGTTGATCTAAAGGCTAATGGTGGTCTTGTTATCGAGTCCACAGAGATAGCTGTAAAACTTGATGCAAGCTCTATCACTGGAACGCTTGCTATCGGAGATGGTGGAACAGGTGCTACTTCTGCCACTGCTGCATTGACTAATCTTGGCTTTTCTAACTATGGAAAAACATTGATAGATGATGCGGACGCTGCTGCTGCCCGTACCACATTAGGACTTGGCAGTATTTCAACCCAGGCTGCTAACTCTGTTGCAATAACAGGAGGTTCGATCACAAACTTAACTACATTTGATGGTATAACCATAGATGGCGGTAGCTACTAATCTATAGGAGGTTATAGCTCATGGCTAATGTAATTAAACATAAGAGAGGATCTGGTAGTGATCCAGTTGCAAGTGATCTTGTTGTCGGTGAAGTAGCGATAAGAACTGATGTTGGTAAGTTATTTACCAAGATGGATAATGGCAGTGTTGCTGAAATAGCTGGTGGTGGTAGTGATATTGCAATAAATACGCTTAGTTCATCTTCTGGAACGGGTGGTGGTAGTGCCACATTTAACGGATCTGCATTTAGATTTACCTTGTCTGCACCTCCTTCTGTATCAGCACAGCAGTTATTGGTCAGCATCAATGGTGTAATCCAAAAACCAGTAGCGGGGACAGGTCAACCCAGTGAGGGTTTTAGTGTTGATGGAACGGACATTATTCTTGGTGACGCTCCAGCAGCAGGTAGTGACTTTTTTATCCTTACATTTAAAAGTTTAGGAGTTAGTGAACCAGCAGATAATAGTGTTACAAGTGCAAAGATCGTAGATGGAACGATTGTAAATGCCGATATAAACGCAAGTGCAGCGATAGCTGGAACAAAGATTTCTCCTGACTTTGGATCGCAAGATGTAGTGACAAATGGAAATATTACGTCAGGCGGTATTTTAAAAACAACTGGAAATGTTTTAACTGTTGAAGGAGCTACACCTAGACTAAATCTTATAGATACAAATAATAATTCAGATTTTGAAATTGGTAATACTAATGGAACTCTTAATATTGCAGACAGCACTAATGGTGTTAATAGACTTAGAGTCTCAAGCAATGGAACAGTTATAGTTACAGGCAATTTAGATGCTGAAGGTGGTCTTGACGTAACAGGAGCTATCACTGGAACTGGTGATCTGACCATTGACACTAATACTTTATACGTTGACTCTTCTAACAATCGGGTAGGTATTGGCACAACAAATCCAACAAGTTTGTTAACTCTTAATCACGCAACATCTCCTTTTATAAGATTAAACGATAGTGATACTACAAAAGCGGGTATTGGAGCAGATGGTGGTTTAAGTTTTGTATTCGCACAAGATAATAATCCACTTGTATTTACTACAAGCACTGGAACGGCATTTACAGAACGTATGCGTATAGATTCGTCTGGACGGCTACTTATTAATACATCAGCACAATCTACAGGTACTAATTCAGCAAATGCAATTTTAACTGT